CAATAATTGATTTGCTGTCGAAGTAATAAATTATGTCAACTCATAATGATACCGCGCTTTCGCGTTATACAATTCAGTATGACTTAAGCGGCGTTGAAAATCCCACAGTCGTGCCTACGCGAGCAGCGCCGGGAACGACTTATCGACTTTTGCGTGAAGGCGGGCCTAAGTTCTTCATAAAACTAGATGAAGGACTCTCAACTAACTGGATCGAACTACTTTCATCTGTTGCCGGAATAAATCTTGGGACTGGCGCACAGGTATTGAAAAATATCGTCGGAAATCAGTTACAATTTAGAAGTTTTAAGTCTGGACCCGGGGTGACTGTTAACCAACTGGCGAATGAAATTGAGTTCAGCGCCTTCAGTCCATCATTAAAGGATCAGATTTTAACCGCTGGAGATGTTCAGCGAGATATCACATATATTGATTTTAATACTTGTTCACAGCGTATCTCAGAAATTGAATATACTGCGGCATCAATAAGTCCAACAGCCAGCGCCAGAAAACTTTTTACATATTCTGAAGTTGGGTTTGAATATGAAATCTCTCAAGTATCGTGGATAATTACGCCGTGAAGAAAATGAAAGGGTGCGAACAATGAAACTTTTAGACACACAGCTCTTGGCCGATGTGGTTAGTGTTTACGATCAAACCAAAACCACGATTCAGGGCAATATTGAAAACAAAAGCTTCAATAGCGTGCCCGTCCTTGGTTCGCCTGTAACTAAATTTATCGACGTGGTTACAGACTCGGGTATCCAGCAAAACGGATTCACCTTTTGCACAACAAACAACCGACTCTTTATCATCGGCGCTGCTATCGGTTCTGCCGCTCCAACTATCGCGCAGCACCCAATCCTCCTTTACAACTTCGACTTGGCGACGGGCGCTTCGAGCTATGTCGGTAGGATCGTTGTCCAACTTCCAGTTGCTGCATTAGTGCCCCACACTTTCCGATCGATAAAAGTGATCGACAACCCGACCACGACTGGTTGGAAGATTTACCTGACTACATCTCAAAACTTTCTTCAATCGGGTCAATTTCTGGTCAACAACGTCGGCCAGTCAGACTTCGTTCAGGGTGCGTCACCCCCGCCGATTCAATACCCGATTGCTGCGGGGACAGATCAAAAAGCGGTGTTCCACCTTGGCCAAACTGCGGTTTCAAACAACCTGACAGGTACGCCGACACTTGGAACCCCTGTCACGTTCAACGTCGCTGGCCACACCTACGTTAACGGAGACCAATGCTATATCAGTTCTCAAGCTGGCCCTGCATGGACGTCGTCAACATTCGCAGTCAACACGCGTTATTTCGTCGTAAACGCCGGCGTCGGGACATTCCAGCTATCTGCGACATTCGGTGGCGCCCCTATCGCAGCAGCAGCAGGACCGACTTCGGTTGTAATCAACCAAATCAACATAGAGATTGAACCCGCAGGCGCGGTGCTCGATTTTGCAGCAAACAGACTTTACACGCACACGGGTTTGGCAGCGGCTCATCAGTACTTCGTGCGAAACACGTCAGTAGCTCCCGTTTATGCGGCGGACTCTGGGGTGACGATTACAGCAGCGGCTCCGGGCAAAGTTCAAATTGTCGGGCACAACTACAAGATCAACGATACCGTGATGTTACTATCGGGAACGGTGCCCGGCGGTCTAGCCCTCGCAACGGTTTATTTCGTTGTTAACCCATCAGCAAACGATTTTGAATTGAGCGCGACGGCTGGAGGTACTGGTATTACGACCTCGACGGCTGGCTTGGTCACCATTGGTCGCGCATGGGGTTACACCAACTCTCAGTGGGTGCATCGGACGAGCATTCTTCCAGCACTGAGCGGCGTGATTCTCCTAACGGATTCGGAAAACCAAGCGACTCCCGTTGATGCTCCAGTTAACGGAGGGATCCTAAACGGCAATTCGTGCGCATTCTTTGCGACAAGTACCAACATGTATCTCGGACTGCTCTCTGAGCTTACTGCAGGTGCGACCACTTGGCCGAGCCTCACGACCGCAAACTACCTTGGGGCGATTGGTCAGTATGTTGTTCCTTCTGCAATCAACGCTTCGTGGTCAAACTCAATCGATCAAGCAATCGTGGCACTCAACACGGTTAAGTTTTTGACGAAGAAAGTCATCAACAACCAAATTGATACGGTGTTCGGCCAGATGGGAATCCGGCAATATGAAGCGGTAAACCCACAAGGCGTAGAGATGGAGTTTTTCGCCGCGCCTCAAGGTTTTTCAAACCAGTTCGGTTGGCTGTTCTCAGTAGGACCGGCTTCGGTAACGGGTCAGCGTGGCGTTATCGCGATGGACCTTAAGTCTGACATTGCCTGCACGACTTCTTATATCGTCACGAAAGTTTTAGATTTCGTACCGACGACGACGATCAAGCGATTGAAAGCTACGGTTGAAAACAGAGATCCGGGATCTCAGCTCGTAGTGTTCTACCGGACCTCAGGGTTCGGAAGCATCTCGGGCGGATGGGTGATGATTAACCCAGACGAGGTTCAAGCTATCGGGTCGGTATCTCAGATTCAATTCAAGCTTGGAGTCGCGGTCCAGTGCATCGGAAAATCGACACCGATTCAGATCTCATCGTTTGCGGTCGGATATGATTCGCTCGAAGAGATGTCGGACTTCTGGGAGTACTCTTACGACGACTCAAGCGTTGGAAGCCCGACCCGTTGCGGTTTCAGGCTTCGAGATACATATGCCGTAGCGGTGCCGAGCGCGCTTACTTTCCGGGCATTTGACCTGTCAAACAATATGCTTGTGTCTGAAAGCATCACGGCAGCGCCGACCAAGTTCCAATACTCAACTGATGGTGGGACCACTTGGTTGCCATTGGGAACCATTCCAAACACGGTTGGAACATTGATCCGGTACACCTTCACCTCGCCCCCGGGGGTGGATATCCGACCGAGCTTGAGAGACTCCTAAGGGTAAAAAATGAGTAACCAACTAATACAGAGCGGGTCAGTCGTACAGAGCACGTCCCTTGCTACAATTTGGGGGAACCAACTTGTCACTGGGAACGTCAAACAGGAGTCGAGTCAAGCGTGCATTGTCGATCTGATTCCGCCTGTGTTTGGTGGGATTTCATTTTTAGGTTTGGGGGTTTTGGGCCAGTTTCAGATTCAGTATTCAGCGGGTTTAGATCCCTCAACCCCGGTTAGATACGAGATTTACATTCAAGCCGGTACTGCGACTGGGCTTTTTAATTTGGTCAATGTCGCGCTTGTGACGCAGTCTTTGACTACGGATCTGTTCGCACTCGCTGACGGGTCACTGCTAGTTCCAGCAACAACCTACTTTGTCGGCGTTCGAGCAGTGGATGCAGTAGGTAACAGAGATTCTAACCTAGTCTCTCTCTCATTGGTTAGCCCCGGGATTACAGGCGCAAATATCGCCACGATCTCTGGCATGTTCGCGGTCGATGATACGAATGATTTTATCGGGTCTTTCTGGGTCGCTGACTCATTGGGGACGATTACTAACCCACTCAGGCTTGGGACCGCTTCTTTTATTGTCTATGACAACAACGGAAACGCCGTCCCAGGGTTTACTCAGAGTGGGATTATTCCAGATATTAACGGGTTCTTCGAAATCACACCGATCCCGTCAATTCTAGATTTTGAGCACAACTTCTACGCGGCAAAAGTGACGATCGCAGTAGACGGGGTGCCAATCACCTACACGCTGCCTGTTACGCAGCAGCCTGTACTCCCTCAATACGAGACAAGGGCTGTCTTCTCGATTAGCCCAATTAATCAACTACAAGGGACCTTCTGGGTGATTAATAATACGGGCCAAGTCACTGATGACCTTGGGACTGCCTCGTTCTCCATCCGGGACGTTAACGGAGCACTCATTGGAATCGCTCAATCCGGGCTTGTCGCAGATGTAAACGGGTTCTACAAAATGGCTCCGGTTAGTGCTTCAGTGTTAACGTCGTTAACTCATTACACAGTTCAAATAGAAATTATGGCGCACGGCGGCCCACGGACTGGTTGTGTAGGACTGAGCATCGCGGAGTAAACATGGCACTGAGACGCGCTCAAATGCTAACTTCGACGAATTACTGGCAAGAGGTAAACCTTGCCTTCAATTTGCCGTTAGCGGTAGCGCCTCAGACTGTTATTTGCACCAGACTATCAAGCGGAGTTAATCCAATTTCTGTTCAATTAGCCGCTCAGTATTCTCAAACTGGCGACAGCCTTAACGTGATGGCCTATTTGCAGCGAGTTGTAGGTCGACCGATTCAGGCTGGGTCATGTACGTTTTCTCTCACGGAAATTACGGGGGACGGGACATGGAGCGCAGTCAACACTGATACGGTGTTAGGCACTGAGGATGCAATCGGTCGATGGGTTGGGGTAATTCCAGCTGGTGATGTAATCACTAACCTCTGTATGGGAAAAAGCACGCTGCGAGTAAAAGCGACATTGCAGCGTGCAGGTAAGACTTTTACAAAAGACATTTATGTGAATCACCTTGGTATCGGTGAGGCCATGGGTTTCTTTAGGAATAAAATTTTGCATATCGAGACTGGCAAAAAAGACGAATAGACCGCAAACTAGATTAAACCACGAAGATCCCGCTTAAGCAGGGGGAGGGAGTATAGAATGAGTTCACAAAAAGGTTACAGTACGCAGGAAAAAGACGACCGGTTATCGGCTCAGTTTCAGACTATTGAGCCAGTCAGAGAGCTTCAGTACGGCTCCACGGTTGTAGCCCATCAATTTGTTTATGAAGTGGGCACTGACGCCGCTGAAGCTGGCTCTACAGCTTACTCAATCGTAGCTTCTGCCCACGCAGCTCTCAAGGGTGACGTCATTCTTTTGACGAGCGGTGCCCTTTTAGGCCGTGAAGTAAAGGTTTGGGAAGTATCGGCTAACCTCATTACCCTTGCTGAGACTCTTCCTTCAGTGATTGCTGCAGCTGTCACTTTTAAAATTCTTCGGCACAAATATCCATCGGTTGACTCGACCGGGGCTGTGAATATCACTGGATCGATTTCATTCTCTGAAGAAGCTACGGCTGCTGACGGTGGTGCTCTTCCTGCTGTAGTAAAAGTAGTCGGCGGTTATGATGGCTCGGCTGTTCAGGTCATTAAAACTAATGCCGCTGGTGAGCTTGAGGTTGATGTGCTTTCAAGCGCACTTCCAACCGGTGCAGCTACTGAGGCTACTCTAGCGACTTTGGCAACCGAGGCTACTGTAGCAACGCTCGCAACTGAGGCTACTGTTTCCACATTGGCTACTGAAGCCACTGTAGCTACCCTTGCCACTGAAGCGACCGTTAGCACGCTGGCTACTGAAGCTACTGTTGCCACACTTGCTACCGAAGCCACGGTAGCCACCTTGGCTACAGAGGCTACCGTCAGTACTTTGGCTTCGGAAGCCACGGTTGCTACGCTTGCGACTGAGGCAACGGTAAGCACTCTTGCCACCGAAGCTACTGTAGCAACGCTCGCCACGGAGGCTACTGTCGCTACACTTGCGACTGCTGCTGCTCAAACTGACGGCACTCAAAAGAGTCAGATTGTCGATGGCTCTGGAAACGTCATTAGCTCAACTTCTAATGCTCTCGACGTAAATTTAAAGAGTCCTGTCATCGTCGATGTTAATCTCGATGAAGCAGATGATTCGGTAGCAGTGTTTGGGTATGATGGCACTGTTAACAGAGCGATCAAGACCGATGCTTCAGGGGAACTCCAGGTAGATATTCTTAGCTCTGCATTGCCTACTGGGGCTGCTACCGAGACGACTCTTAATGCAATTAAGACTGCAGTAGAGCTGATTGATAACACGGTTAGCGGAAACGAATTACAGGTAGACATTGTATCTTCGGCACTTCCATCAGGAGCAGCAACAGAGACAACGCTTCTAGCGATTGAAGCTGATACAACTTCACTAGCTGGATGTGTATCTGGTTCGGAAGTTCAAGTAGATGTAGTATCTAGCGCACTTCCTACAGGCGCAGCTACTGAAACTACTCTTGCAGATATCAAAACCGCTGTTCAGATCATTGATAACGCGATCTCCGGCAACGAGATGCAGGTTGATGTTGTTAGTTCTGCTCTCCCTACAGGAGCTGCTACGGAAGCGACTCTTGCAACACTAGCGACAGAAGCGACTGTAAGTACGCTCGCTACTGAAGCTACGGTTTTGACTTTAGGGACAGAGACTACACTTCTAGCAGTTAAAACCGCTGTCGAAGCGATTGAAAACACGGTTAGCGGCAGTGAACTTCAAGTCGATGTTGTTACCTCAGCCCTTCCGACCGGAGCCGCAACGAGCGCGGCGCAGACTGACGGCTCCCAAAAGACTCAAATTGTAGACGGTTCTGGGAACATTATTGGATCAACGAGCAACGCTCTTGATGTCTATGTAACAAGCCCGATCTCCGTTAGCTTGTCGCAAACTACTGACTCAGTAGCAGTATTCGGTAATGATGGGACGACAAATAGAGCACTGAAGACCGATGCGGCTGGAGAACTTCAAGTAGACGTTCTTTCGAGCGCATTACCTACGGGAGCTGCAACGGAGACTACTCTTGCCGCGATTAAAACAGCGGCTGAACTTATCGATAACGCTATCTCAGGCAATGAGATGCAGGTGGACGTTAAGCTTATCGAAGGCGTCATGGATGCCAATAACACGACTTCGACTCCTCTCCTTGCTGGTGGAAACTTCACGGGCGCATGGACTGAGATCAAAGACTACAACTCGATTAACTTAGGTGTATTCTCTGACGTAGCCTCTGCTACTGATGGCCTTCGTATCGAGTACAGCTTCGATGGCGTATCGGTTCATCACTTCCATCTCTGGACATTCCCTGGTGGTGCGAACGGTATCGGATATCAGCTCTCTGCTGAGTTCAGATACTTCCGTATCAACTACACGAACGGAGCAGCCCCACAGGCTACTTTCCTACTTCAGAGTAACCTTAAGCCTACAGCTCTATTCCCAAGCTCCTACCGGGCAAGCCAGACCTTTAGTTCTCAGTCTCAGGTTATCCTGACTAAAGGGATTATCGTTGGTGAGACGACTGGTGGTGGCGGTGGCTATGTGGCTGTTAAGGTTAACCCATCAGGTGCATTGGTTGCTGATGTGACTGGAACCGTAGCAGCTACTCAGTCTGGAACGTGGAATATCAACAACGTTTCAGGAACGATTAGCCTGCCAACGGGTGCGGCTACTGAAGCCACCCTCGCGGATATCAAAACAGCGGTTGAATTGATCGACAATGCGGTAAGCGGATCTGAGCTTCAGGTTGACATTGTGGCTGCACTGCCAAGCGGGACCAATACAATTGGAAAGGTCGACGTCAATACTTTGTCGGTTGTTGACCTTCTGGACGCTGGCATCTTGGATACTAGCTCGACCAACATTGCAGGCAGCGCATCTAACCCGACTCAAGTTGTGGCTTCGACTGCTGCGGCTACTAAGAAGTTACAGCTCCTTGATACGACTGGAGCTTTTATCGGTGTTTACACTGGTGCAGCTCTCTCTGAGGTGCTTCAGTTTGTAATGGGTCCGGGTTCTGACCAGACGATTGAGCATTCAATCCCTGCCGGTACTCGGATTAGCTTGAAACGTCTTGATTCAACTACGGCTATATCGAGTGGAATTGTGGCAATTAACTTCATCGGATGATGAACTAGGAGACTACTTAAAATGCCAGCAAGTATATTTGCAGGATCAAAAGTCAAAACGCTGAAAGGTACGCTTTCGCTTAACGGCGGGGCGGACGTTATCAGTTCAACTGTAGACCCGACAAGCGTTGCAGTAGACGCAAGTCCCGGCTCTATTCTTCTGAATACGACTTCCGGTAAACAGTACCGGAAGAACGATTCAGGAAGCTCTACTAACTGGACTGAAGTTGGAGCTGGAACGAGCGGGATCAACTACATTACGAATCCTACGGCTTCGACTAACACGACCGGATGGAGCACCTATGCAGACGCTGCTGGTGCTGCCCCTGTAGACGGGACTGGTGGTTCACCTACCGTTACCTGGACTCGTTCGACGACTACCCCTCTTCGTGGGGCCGCTGACTTCAACTTCACTAAAGATGCAGCAAACCGCCAAGGCGAAGGCGTTGCTACTGACATCACGATTGACCTTGCAGATCGCGCCAAGGTTTTGACGGTTACCTTTGATTACGAGGTTCTAAGCGGAACCTATGCCAGCGGAGATTTAACGGTCTACTTGATCGCTGATCCATCTGGAACTCCAGTAGTTATTCAGCCAGCTGGATACACTGTACAGTCTGCAACGGTTGGAACGACCATGCGACAGATTGCTACCTTCCAGACTCAAGCTACTGGACAGAGCTACCGTGTTTGCTTCCATGTAGCATCTACGTCTGCTTCTGCTTATGTGCTCGCGATTGACAATGTAATCTGCGGCCCTCAGACCACAGTGTACGGTGCTCCAGTAACGGATTGGCAATCTTACACGCCAACTATTACTAACGCGACTGGCATTACGAGTGCAACGGGTGCATTTCGCAGAATAGGCGACTCATATCATGTGCGCGTGGCGTTTTCTGTACCAAGCCAAGCAAGAACAGCAACTACTTCGTGGAAAATCAGCTTACCAAATAACGTCACACCAGACACTACAAGCGCGCCAGATATTGGTGGAACGGCAGTTCACGGATTTTATGAGGTTTACGGGGATCTAACTGGAACCGCAAACCAATATGTGCAGCTTGATGGAGTCAGAGTACAGTCGTCCGGTGTTTTTCTAGCAAAGCGTGGAACAAATAGAGATTTATATGACGCGGACTTTAATAGTGTTGGTGCGGCAAAATATATTTCTGCGGATTTTACTTTCAAAGTTGTCGGCCTCTCATCCTCCGTCCAAATGTCCAACGACACCGATACGAGGGTGGTTGCGGCTCAAGTCAGAAGGGCTACCGGTCAACTCATTGCATCTACAGGCACTTGGACAAAAGTGCTTTTTAATTCTTCAGTAATCGACACACACTCATCTTTTGATATAACAACAAATAATCGCTACAATGTGCCAGTAAGTGGACTATATCGTTTACATGGACAGCTTTACTGGAACACTGGTACAGCAAATACTGGGGATGTTACCATAGCAGTTTACAAAATTGGATCTCGTGTCCAACAGCTGTCGGTTCCGAAAAATGGAACAGCAGGAATAGAGCATGGCACTCCATTTTCATTTCTTGTGCAAGCAAATGCTGGTGATTATTTAGAAATTTATGTCAATCAGTCGGTTATAGCATCATACAATATAGCTGGCGATAATACAGCAGCTGGGCTGTCACAGCTAAATATCGAACGTCTCTCCGGCCCCGCCACTATCGCGGCTAGTGAGACGGTTGCTCTTAGGGTAAAGTCGACAACGACAACAATAGGATCTAGTCCGGTTACAGTAATTTATTCATCAAAAGATTATGACTCCCATTCGATATATAACACAACGACCGGGATTGTAACCATTCCAATTAGTGGCACATGGAGAATTGCTGCATCATATTGGACTCAAAACACTTTTACGTCCGGAAACAATGTGTCAATCAGTGTTATGGTCGGCTCAACAGAATATATACTTGGGCGACCAATAATTCCTACTGCCGCAAGCGTGATTGTAACATCTGCTGGGGCAACGGAGTTTTATGCATTAGCTGGAACTCAAGTATACATATTGGGATCAGCATCAATATCGACTAGTCCGTTTGCAGATAATCGAAGTAACTGGGTTACTCTTTCAAGGGTGGGTAATTAACTATGATAAAATATAGCGTTGTAAAAAACGGAATCATTACAAACTCTTGGACTTCAGACTTTGCAGATGAGGCTCATTACGAGCCTTGCTTCGGCAAACCAGAACGCTGGGTTCTCCACAAAGACGAGCCGATGGCTGAAGCATCATACGACGACGCTGACGTTCTCGAAGAGGAGATGCGTGAGCTTACCCCTGCTATTGATGCGGTACTAGACGAGCAGGGTGTCGAAGTCTCGCCTGCTGTCCCTGCTGTCATGCAGAAATACGTGAAGCTTAAAGCCGAGTACACGGTTGAAATCGAGGACATCACGGCTCAAGTGGCTCAAGAGGCTATCAACGCTGAGGCTCTGGCCTACCTCGCATCGACTGACTGGCTTGTTATTCGGGAAGTGGATGCAGGGGTGCCGTGTCCTGCTGAGATCAAAACATTGCGCGCTGAAGCCCGCGCTAAAGTGGTACGCTGATTAAGGGAGGGGATCGTGGGATATACTACCATTAACTTAGGTCTTACACTCACGGTCCCCACTACTGGGACTAAAAATTGGTCGCAGGCCACACTTGTAGGAGCCTGGGAGAAGATCTCAGCGCATGACCATTCTGGATCAGGCAACGGAGAAAAGCTCACAGGTGCGTCAATCGCGCCAAACTTTGCATTAGTCCAGGCATCGCTACAGACGATTACTGCGCCTACGTCATCGGTAACTATCGACTTCGCAAACGGTAACATTCACCTGATTGATCTCACCGCGGCTACTGGAACCATGTCTATCGTACTGGCTAACCCTGTAGCTGGGGCCGAGTATAAGATTTTCATTAGACAGCCAGCTACCGCGCTTGCGTTCTCGTGGCCAATTGCTCCGGCTGCCTTAATTAAATGGCCTCAAGGCCAGAGCCTTATACCTACCGCGAGTTCTGGAGCGGTAGATTCGATAACGCTTTACTATAATTCAGTAGACTCTGTTTACTATGCTGATTGGCAAGTAAACTATTCGTAAGGGAGCTTTATTATGCCTTTTCCTATAGCTGCAGCTGGTATTCTTGGTGGAGCCAGTCTTCTTTCTGGTATCTACCAAGCTAAGAAAGAAAAAGAAGCCCGTGAGTACGCTGCGAAGCAAGAAGCAGAGCAGTCCGCTCTTGATCGTGGGATGGAAAACGTAGGGCGCCAGCGTGAAGCTCAGGCTGCATCGCTTCAGGGGCTTATCGAAGCTTATAAAACGAAGATGAGGCGATAATGAATACAGTACCATCGCTCGGTGATTACATAAACATGATGAAAGACATTGATCAGCAAGGCAAAGATCGCCTTGCTGCTATGCAGTCTCCATCAGCTGCATTTCAAAAACCAGAATTTGGATCTCAATTTTCAGAAGGGAGTGGTCCATCACTTGGCGGTCCAGACGTAAAAGAATTAGATAAGATGCCAGAAGTAATTGGTAGCATGAAAGAAGCCGGTGTTGACCCAGGCGTTGAATTGAAAACTGGGATAAAAGGCGGATCTGAAACAGAAATTGGATCAGATGTTGGCGGAGCTGCCATTATGGCTGGAGCCAGTGCATTGAAGGGTATCCTAAAGGCTAATGCCGAGAAGGAAGCCATAGAATTCCAGAAGAAAAGAGAAATGACTGAGAGCCAATCCAAGTCGCAGCAAAAGACTGCTGCCCGCGGAATGGGTGCTGGCGTCCAGAATATGCAACAATTGATCGCTAATTTTCGCTCTGCTGCGAGATAAGGAGAACCATGAAACAGGATAAAATGTCGGCTGCTAAGATGCACTACGAACAACTCATGTCGGCCTTGGCTGCGCTTGGGATGAGCTTGGAGCAATTCCAAGATGAGATGGACTCTGAAGAGCCTGAAGAGATGGAAGAAGAGGGTGGAGAGTACTCTGAAGGAATGGAAGAGGCTCCAGAAGGCGTCAAGCAAATGCCGAGCAAGTCTAAAATTGCCATTCTTGTCGCTAAAATGAAGAACAAGAAGAAAGATTAACAATGCGTAAACTGGAAACACTCATCACTGCAAGCCGGAGAACGACCGAAAACCTTGAGTTTACGGCTACTGCCGGGATTCAGGATGAGGAGTTCATCCAGTTCTTCAATGATGCGCAGGAAGAGATTCATGCGCTTATCAACGCTAACTGGCCCCACGTTCTGATGGCGTCAAAGATCATTGATCTTGTCTCTAATCAGGAGGCTTATGACATTCCTGATGATGTTTACATGGGAACCCGAATCGACTTCGTTGAGTTCAGTAAAAGTAACCCAGATTACTTTTATGCATTGAAGAAGGGGAGTCTCAAGGAGCGCCTGAACGGGATTCAGGGTGATCCAAGCTTTTACATCCGTAACGGTACTCAGCTCCTGATTCAGCCACGCCCTCAAAGTAACTCAAAGATCCGAGTAACTTACCAGAGAGCTATTCCCAAGCTGGATACGAAGCGTGGAGAGATTGAGTCTGTTACTCTTACTGGGAATACGATCTCTTCTCTGAAGATAAATGACGCGATCGCTTTTGATCGGGATTCTCTTCTTGAGGAGAACTTCATCTGCATTGCCGATAAAAACGGCGTAATTAAAATGCAATCTATTCCGATTAACGCCATTAGCACGACTGGAATTGTAACGGTTGAGCCAGGATTCGTCTTTGAAGATGGAGAAACCATCGAGGCCGGAGATAGCGTGTTCAGAGGAAAATACTCCACTAACTTTTCTCAGCTTCCCGAGGTTTGCGAGAAGGGAATGCTTGAATATACAAACGTCCGGATCAAGATCAGGGATTCTGATACTGACGCAGCCCCTATTGCTCAAGTTCTTGAGCGTATGCTTGCGACGTTGAATTCTGCCTTTGCAGAGCCTGATAATGATCCGGATTACATTACAATCTTGGATGGTCAATACTTGGGATGGGATAGCTACTAATGCCTGGACCGTATCAGCACATTCAGAAATATAAGAATTTCTTTGGGGTTGATCTCAAGACCAATGATCTTGAGTTTCAAGACGAGTTTGCAACTGTCGCTGATAATGTCAACTTTTCTGCAAGTGGTACCCTTGAGAAGCGAAAAGGATATTTCACTCACGGCACTCAGGGTGCCAAGTTTGGTATCTTCACCTACAATCGGGTAAACTCATCTGGAGTAGAAACTCCTGAAGTTATCGGGGCTTCAAATTCTGTAAGTAAATTAAACAAGGTTAGTTTACAGGTCACCTATAGCGGAACTTCCGCGATCTCTGCGCTGACTATTCGGTTCTTCCCCGATACAAGTGTATATAGGTGTGTCATTACAGAGCAGTTTAGTACAGTATTGGATTTTAGCCTTGGGGTTGGGGATCAGGATAACGTACCTATAACAATTACCAATCTAGTATCTGCGATTAACGCTATAGCTAACTTTTCAGCAACAGTTACCGGTGATGGAAATACTCCGGCTTCATTTCTGAATCCTTTGGAGGCTCAGGATCTCACTGGAGCTCCGGTAAGCACTTATGCTCGTTACTGGTCCAGTCTGAACACGAGTCCGCAGACTGGTAAGGCTGGACCGCTTCAAGGTTCTGAAACCAACAAGAACGAAGAAAATTTTGAGAACGTAACTGCCGTCCAGCTTCAAAACTGTATCTACTTCTCAAACGGGTACGATCCAGTCCTGAAGTATGATGGCCAGAACGCCTACAAGGCTGGTATAGCGCCAGCTTCTGACGGATCTGATGGCACCTACGCCATTACTGCTACTGGAACAGCCGGTCCCATTGGGCCAACTCCTCCTCCTAACGTGTACGTCTGGAGGCAGCAATTCATTCAAATTGATGCAAACGGTAACTTTGTAGAAGGGAATACCGTTTACAGCTCCGAGTATAACTATGCGGAGCCTACTGGTGGGACACCAGCTACCGTAACACTTGCCAATATACAGGCTGGATCAGGTTACAATACTAACTGCGCCATCATTACTGCATCGGGTACTGGAACGGTTATACCGGTAACAGTCGGTCATACTATGAAAGCAGGGGATACTGCATTCCTGTACGATACTGCAGCCTCCCCATCTCCAGCTTATGTTACGAGAACCGTTGTCTCAGTGGGGGCATTAAGCGTCACGGTTGACTCATCGGTTGGATACTCAAATACCGCAACTAACAACCAAAACGTCATTAGCAACAATCTCAGGATTAAGGTTCTCAGAAACCAGAATACGACAGGCAGCCCCACCCTTTGGTTCGAAGTTGCGGAGATTCCGAATAATAGCTTTGCAGCGACTTCGACCTATTCAGATGTGACTCCTGATGCCAGCCTAGTATCTCAGTTTATTGAGCCAGCAACGGATCGCTCACCCCCACGTCCTGGAAAATATATTTCATCATATATAAACCTAATGGTTACGGCTGGAAGCATCAGCAGCCCGAATGAGGTTAGCTTCTCAGACTTCGCCGGTCCTGAGTATTTCCCGCTGGTGTCTAACCAGTTCACGGTAAACAACACTCAGGGCGACATTATCACCGGCATCCATCCTTCCTCAGAGACGTTTTTGATCTTTCAGAGAAGAGGTATTCACGCCGTGACTGGGGATGTTCCCAATCAGTCATTTCGAGTGGATACGATTACTCAGGACGTGGGTTGTATCGCTCATTCGACTATTGAGGATGTCCGCGGGAAGATATTCTTTCTTTCGGAAGTAGGGCCGCGAGTAATGGCCGGAAACTCGCTCCCAATGGGCTTAGGTGTTGCGCCAGGCAGTCAGTTTAACTCCCGTGTTGATCCCATCTTCAACAGGAGAGAGAGAACCAGCTCCTCTATTTTGAGACTGAAGAGAGCGGTCGGGAGAAACGACACTACTGGAGAAAAGTACATTATCTTTATCCCAGCTGAGAGCTCCTCTGGTGGGAATAGCTTCAGCAACTCTAATTCAATAGCACTTGTGTATGATTATACTCGCGACTCGTGGGTTAAGTGGACCAATGTCGATTTCACTGGTGGCATGGCCAAGATCGATGACGACATGCTTTTCGTATCCCGCAAGGAAACCGGGGTTGTGGGTACCATCGCTTATTATGTCGGTAAGATACACAACTCAGATCAATTCTTTGACTACCAAGACCATACAGGCCCGGTAGCGTTTACATGGCGCAGCAAGTGGGAATTTATGGGCAATGCTGCGGTATTGAAGAACTTCCAAAGGATCAGGATCTACTCAGTCGAAGCGGTCGATACAGATGTTACTATTGGAATCGAGACCGAGAGAAATTTCATTGCGGACGACATTTTGAGCACTTGCTCGGTTACGTTCGAGGGTAATGGCTACGGATTAAGCGAATACGGAACGGCTCCATACGGAGATCCAGCTAATCCTGACCGGAAGCACAAGTTATCAAATGGAAGAGTTTACAGCTTACGGGTTGGTCTAGTTAACAATCAGGAACAAACTAACGTAGCAGTTACTGGTTATGAACTGGAGCTATCACTCCCTTATCAGCCGGCCTTTAAACGATAATGGCAAAATTTAGCGGATTCAGGACATTGAAATCAGCTCAAACGGTCGAAGAGGTGATCCTGTACCTTACGACCGGGCTATCGGTATCTCTGAAGGAACTTCAGGCTGGTTTAATCAGGCTAAAGTTTGATGAGAACTTTGAGTCACAAACGATAACGGTATCCCTACCAGCTGGACAGACTGTAGGTTATCCTCATTCGCTTGGTGTAATTCCATCCAAACGGTTGATAGTCCGGGCGTCTGGAAGCACAATAGATGATAGCGATACGCCTTGGACTCAGAATTCGGTATACTTCAGGAATACTGGCGGCTCTGACATGACCGCAACCATAGTTTTGATGAGGTGATTTATGGATACGAGACAAATAGCTGCCGGGGCTGCGAAAAAGTTTAATGCAGAATTAGCTACTAGCAAAGAAGCGAAACGAAAAGCAGCTGAAGCAGCAGCAGCGCAGAAACAAGCGGACCGAGCAGCTGGTGAAAAAAAACTACAAGAGGAGTATGCTGCGTTAAAGCCGCAACGCATTAGCGACCTTACTAACTCTGAACTTATCGCAGCCGAGCAGCGCGATATTATGCAAAGGCGTCAATCAGCACTTGCAGGCTATCAGGCTCCAGAGCTTGCGGCTATGCGCGCTTCTGCAGCTGGTACTCAGCAGGCTGCGCAGGCCCAAGCTGATCGAGCACTCCAGGCGTCCCTTGCTAAACAAGGAATTAAGGGTGGAGCAGCTGCATCGCTTCAGGCTCAGATGGCACAGCGGTCTGCACTTGGACAAGCGCAGCAGGAGCAGAACCTTATGCTCCAGCAGGCGCAGCGTCAGCGCGAAGCCCTTGGTGAATATGAGGGCACGGTTGGCGGAACTATGCAGTCCGCTCAAGGGCAGCAGCTTGCGGAACTCTCTGCAGGTGTTGCACAGCAGCAAGCTATCGAAGCTTATCGTAAAGGGATTCAAGAAGAGGATCTCACAAAACAAACCCTTAAGACTCAGAAAGAAATGGCTGAAGCTGAAGGAAAGAAGGGATGCGTCATCGCCACTCATGCCGTTCAGAATGGAGCCTTTCATGTCAGAGAGCTCGCTGAGGCTAAACGCTGGTGCGAGGCTGCGCTTCATGACCGCTGGTGGGGTGAGTCTATTCGCCGCGGCTATAGGTGGATTGGACGTCGTGCGATTGCTCGCGGACAGGCTCCAGCTCACTACGCTGAGTTCAAGCGGTTTGTTAAGTTCGGCAATGGCAAGGATCGCAGCCTAGCTGGATTTGTTACCTTTGCTGCCAGATCCGTTCAAATGTTCATCATTGGCCTTTTCGTAAGAGACTGAGGTTTACATGGCTGAAATTGACGTACTGAAGGCATTGACTGGTAAATCTCCTCACTGGAGTCCGAAAGAATCATATCTAGAATCTCTTCAAGAAGATGAAGAAGAGAAGCAGAATATGGATGCGTTAAAATCTCTAATTCCAGAAACCTCTAAAGAAGTTTCTGAAGCAGTTCGTGCTCCAGCTGGAGTGGGGTCAGAGCCTTCTAGAGTACCGGGATTCGAGCCTAAGATTGTCCCAGAGTATGACCCTGAAACAAAACAGGCAGTTCAGGAAATGACTAAGAATCTTATTAACAAGATTCTTCCTCCTGAAAAGCCTGTTCCGAGCAGAGTGACAACTAAATCATCGGAAAGTGGGGTCTCGGATAAGAAGACTATTTTTACCCGAGGGGGAAAGCCGTCAGTCGGTGCCGGGACTCCGGCTAAGCTAACTGCAGAGCAGTCAGAAATTAATAATCTCGATCAAGACATCAAAGACCTTGAAGAGAAAAGAACTCAGAAAAAGAAAGAGTTTGAAGACTACCTAGATAGGTCCGTCGAGGAAATGACCAAGAAGCCAGAAGGAATGGGGCTTCTTGAGGTTGTAGGCAAAAGCATGCTCGCACTTGCTCCTGGACTCATTGGAGCAAAGTTTGCTGGATATCGTGGCGGTCAGTACGCTCAAGAGGGTGCAAATAAGGTTCTTGAGGACCTTATGAAGACAGAAGAATCCAGACGAGAAGCGGCAAATAAGATTAAGTCTGAGGCAATGAAGCTCAAAGCCATGCTCACAAAAGAAGACATGGATAAGATCGGAGACTTCCAGAAGGATCTCACCAAAGGGAAAATCGATCTAAGGCTCCTGCCAATCAAAGAGAAATATGAGCTTTCTAAATTCTTAAAAGCCAAAGAGCTAACAAAAGATGATGAAGGCAGATTCATAACAATGATGCCTAGCTTGATTGAGGCATTCTCAAAGGTTGGCAAGCAGAATATTGCCACTCCACCTAAAGGCGAAGAGATTCTCTCAGAAGAGAAGACTACTAAACTTTATGACGGCCGTTATGGGTTTTCCCCTCTTGATATCGATAAGATGGGAAAATCTAACTATGATAAATTTGTAAACAAAGTTTCTGCGACAAGAGACCTTAGAGATCAAGTTGGCGAAATTTTCAAAATTGTAAAAGCTAATAATGGCAGACCTTACAGCGTATTACCAAGCGATGCAAAGTTAGCATATAGTCAGATGCTTTCTAGGGTTGTAGCAAAAGCTAAAGAACTTGAAAACTTTGGCGCTGCACTTACTCCAAATGAGCAACAGATACTGATCGATTTCTTGGGTGGAAACCCAAAGATGGATACTCAAGAAATTATGAACAAGCTGTTTGCGGACGAGAATTTAAATAATCGACTTGTTAGGTTTATGTCTGGATACCAGCGCGCATTAGATATTTCAGTTCAAGATAGAGGCGGAGCGATTACGAGATACGGTGAAGATAAGAAAATTCTAACTCCTGAACAAAGACAGTTACTTGAACAACAATTAAAAAAAGCGCAACAGGCTAAATAGCATCGGGGTAAGATATGGAAGAAAAAAAACCTTCAGATCAAGAGCTTCTAGATGCTTACGAGAAGGCATTTGGAAAGAAATTTGATGTAACTGCGCCAATTCCAGAGCCAGTAAAAAGCCCAGAATCGGTTGCAGCTGCAGCTCCAATTCCAGCTACCTCTCCTGAAGCATCTCCGACATCAAGTGCATCTCCAAGTTTATCAGAAAGTCCCATAAGTGATCTTGAGCTTATTAAACAAGCGCAGGAAGCTGGACTGGGTGATTACTATAAGCAACTTGAAGTCCCAGAGGGGCCTTCAGGTGATTATCTTACTGCGCTTGAAACTGGAGAGATACCCAGCACTGGATCAAAAAAAGTACCATTTGAACCAATGGAAATCGCAGGCAGAAGTGTTCGGTCTGCAGCTGCAGGCATTGGTACTGAAGCAGTTTCTGAACCGTACTTTGGAGCATTCGGTGCTGCGGAACAAATGTCTGCGGATGAATTGCTTGATGTCATCTTTACGCATCCTGGAATAGATACTAAGAAGAAAGTAAAACTATATCAGAAGTTTCAAGATGCATACTCAAAAGACTTAGCAAGGCAGCAAGAGTTTAAAGAAACATACCCGGCTGCCGCAATGATTTCTGAAGGCCTTGGTATGGCCGCTGGTGTCAGTAAAATGACAAAACCAATCGGTGCTGCTCTCGAAGTAGGTGAGCAGGCAATCAAGCCAGGGTATGAGCTGCTTTCAAAGCAGTTTCCTAGTCTCGTAACTGGGTCTGGAACAACCGAAGCGAGAGTAGTTACTCCTCTTGCTAGGCTTGGACTTGGAAAAGAGGCAGCAGAAAAATTTATGCTTCCTGGGGACAAGCCAGTTTCTACGGCTAAAAATGTAGGGCAGTTTCTTACAGGAGCAGCAGCTAGTGCGGCGGCAATGCAAGCCGGATCTGAGTTCGCTAAAGCTACTGCAGGAGCACCTGCAACACCGAGTGAGCAGATCAAGAATATCGTAGCTACTACTGTAGCAGCGCCAGTGTTTTCTCTTGGTATCGGAGCTGGAGTGGTAGGCGGAGGCATGGCTCTTAGTACAGCAGGAGCTGGTTTAAAAAAAGCCGGGTTATCTAAGCCTGCAAAGATCCTCTATAACCTTCTTTTCGGTCCATCTGTGCGCTCTCAAGAAAAGTTTCTAGACGCAGAGCGAGAACTTGAAAAGATGGCCTCAACTGAGGACGTAAAGGTATTTTACGATAACCTTAGAGAATACATTCTAGGTAAAAAAGACTGGTCTGTTGCAGAGCTAGAAAAGTCTCGGGAGATAATGAAGGGGCTGTATAGCAGACTGCCAGGAATTAAATCTGAAGCGGTTGGCGCCCAGAAAGATCTAGCTGAACAAAAAAGAGAAGCCCTATCTAATCTTAGAGTAATGATCGAAGACATTATAGATCAGAGCAAGGTGGCTGTAGCTGGTGAAGAGGGTAGGATCCAGAAAATGGGTAAGACTGTAGATCTTACCCCTCACGCTGAAAACTTGATGCAGAGCCTCAAGCTTTATCGAGAACAGCTATTCCAGCAGAGTAAAGATGCTACCGAGCTAATTCATCCAGAAACTACTGTAACAGCAGAACAGCTGATTGACTTGTATCGCCAGCAGATCAAAAAGCTTTCTATTGAGGGATTAGAAGAAGGCACTGCGCTTGGTGATACAAATCAGCAAGCAATTAAAATGCTTCAGCAAAAAATTGATTATATCACAAAAGCTTTTACCACTGATGAAGGTGGGACAAGAGTTTTGCAGGGTAATGCAGTTAAGCAAGCAGTTAAAGACCTGCAGAAAGATTATGAAAAACCTCCTTTTGTAGATTTTAACTCTTCTTATCAGGCAGCGATTAACTCCATTCAGAGAGGTCTAAATGGCCTCCTGAAAGAGAGTAATCCACTTTACACAGAAGCGATGGTTCCGATTGCAAGAGGCTTTAATGTTATTGATAATTTCAGACCGATTGTCGGAGCTAAAACTGAAAATAGTGCTTATGAGGCAGCTAAGTTAAGAATCCGAAAGGCTTCGCTGGATAAAGTATATGAAAACCAGATTAAAGAACTCGCTAATGAAATAGGAGACTCTTCTCTACTGGATGGAGTGGATGAGCTTAGACTTGCAAAGATGCAAGGAAGCCCAGAAGCAAAGATGGCTGCAATCCAAAGCAATCCAGTGCTTGAAAAAGCTAGGATGGCCGAGTCTCTGCTAAAGGCAACGAAAAACAAGCAACTAGCAATGGATCTTAGAGTTAAATATCCTAATGATCCAAACGTAAAAGAGATCGCTGACTTATGGGATTCTTATACGGATCTCATCGATCCGCAGAACCTTCAAAAAGCTAAAAATAAAGCCATAACTAAGTTCGCATCGGAAGAAATAGCTCCACAAGCTTTTGAAGAAGAAAGGGCTTTAAAACTTCAAAGGAAATATGACGACCTCGCAAAATCCTTTGATATGGTGGAGTCTGGAAACTGGATTGAAAAGTTTTTAAGGAACTTTAAAAAAGACCAGATGACAGAACAAGCTTCTAAGCTTGTAGACAGGATATCTAGCTTAGATCCAGATGAGTTTTCTGAGTTCTTTAAGGCAATTAACTTAAAAGATCCTAAAGACTTTGCAAGGATTGTCGAACTTCTTAGGGTTCAAAAAGAGATCGATACTCCCAACATCCAAGGCAGTAGACGAGTTGTATTTCTTAAAGCGTTGATGACAGTGGCTCTAGGAGGAGTAGCTGGTGCGAAAACGGATGCAATAACTGGAAACTGGGCAGTAAATGCCGCGCTTGGTGCGAGCATGGGGATGGCATTCGATAACTATGGACCTAAGATAGCTCAAGCCTGGCTTCGAAATCTCAATAGGATTGAAGGAGTTCCGTCCTACAAAAAGATGCTAAACGCATTTCCATTCGTACCTGACGATCAGTTCCGATCAGTTATGGCTGCAGAAATGGCGTCTTATGTACAAAATATAAAGCCAGACCAATACTCGTATATTTCTACAGTAGCAATTCCTTCATTGATTCAAGATGTTAATGCTTCTGAGATGTCTCCACTTAAGAAGGCTAAAATTATAAATGAGCTAGCTAAAACCAGCACCATCCGAGGAGATCACCTTGTAGAGATGACCTTAGATGGCGCTAATCAAACAAGAAGGCCAAAACCGACAGCGGCTAGATTGATTGAAATTGAGAAGCCGAAAGAGATCAAAGAAGATCGCCCGGACGTGCTTAAGGCAATGTCAAAAGGTGGTTCTAAATGAGCGCACAAAACGCTTGGGTGCTAAGGCTTCCATGGTCGGTGATCGAGGACGTGGCGGACGCTGAGAACGTACCCAAGAACCTGCTCGGCGCCATTGTCCAGACTGAGAGCTCGAACAACAAGTATGCTGTACGCTTCGAGCCCCATTTTAAATGGCTCTTTAAGACTAAGGACTTCGCAAGGGATTGCGGAATTACAGAAGCCACCGAGACTGTCATGCAAATGACGTCCTGGGGTTCTTGTCAGCTCATGGGAGCACTGCTTCGTGAGCTTGGACACAAGGGCCCAATGGTACTAGCTTGTGATGAATCTGTAAACATTACCTACTGCGCAAAATACTTAAAGCGCCTTGCGGCTCGCTTCAAAGAAGGCGATGATATTATTGCAGCGTACAACGCTGGATCTCCCGTCAAAGGGATGGATGGTCGTTACAAGAACCAGACTTATGTCGATAAGGTTAAACTCTACTTGTCTGCAATAGACGCTGTTATGGGGGCTAAAAATGGAAAAGTTACTTGAAGCAGGTCAATGGCTCGTCGCTCATGGCCCGGACATTCTCGGAGCAGTCTCGGCTCTCCTTAGTGGAGTTATTGCAATATCTCTTCTTATTCCCGGTGAACAGCCCGAGAAGGCGCTTCAATCCGCGGTCGATTTCCTTAAGAAGTTCTCGAAGAAGTAATGGCCTTCTTTGTTGGACTCCTCGAACTACTGAAGGCATTACCAGCGATCGTAAAGCTCATCACAGAGCTTTCCGGCTGGATGCGGGCCACCTTCGGGGATGATCCTGCCAAGTTCATTTTAGACTCTGCTGAAGTCTTTGAAAGGGCTCGGAATGCTAAAACTCCTCAAGAAAAACAAGCGGCTGCTGGTGACATTGCTCGCCTTGTCCGTAGGCTCTAGCGCCTGCGGTCACGGACCACAGGTGACAGTATGCCTAGTAGACGTCCGATCGGGCGGGATGCAATGCTCCGACCCGGACAATAACGTCGAGTTCATTCCGTTTGCTCAAGCTGATGGGTTTATTTCCATGCGCCAGAATGACTTCCAGAAGATCCTAGACTATATGGCTAATAAGTGCCTCAAGAGGTAAGCCATGAGTGATGAAATACTTAAAACGATAGCTCCATGGGTAGGCGGAATTGGTGCTTTGATTGCAGCTACTATGTCGCTAGTATCGTTTGGGTATGACACCTTCGCGTCGAAAGAAA